TTCACGCCCTTGGTCATCACTTCTTCCAGAAGCAGCATGCCGTTCGTCGAAGCCATGAACGAGCCGTTCCGGTATCCGCTGGCTTTCTCCACGCTCATGTCCAGTTTTACCAGTGAGGTCAGCAGACCGAAGTTGAAGCCGATTGCGAACGCATCCTCATGCCACACCAGCTCCTTGATTTTGGCTGCACCGATAATCTTCAGCGGGTCGTTCTCACCGAAGGCACGGGTCAGCTGCAGGGAATGGAGCACGTCTGCATCCACCACGCCGCTGTCGGCCTGTACACCGTTTGAGGTGGATAATTGCACACGGTACGGGATGGTCAGCCGGTACTGCATCGGTTTCAGTTTATAAGCCTTGTCCAGCGATGCCGTACTCTGGTAGAACTGGGCACCCAGCGTAGATACATAGCCGTACTCCACCTGCTTCAGGTCGTACCGGCGTTGAATGAAATAGTTCCGGTGCGCTTTCAGCGAACCCTTCAGACCGTAGATCTGCGGATAGGTCTGTTTCGCACCGTCCGCACCCACCGGCATTTCGTTCAGGAACGGATACACGTACTTGAATATGCCGGACTTGTTGTACAGGCGCGAGCACCACTTCTTCATCTGTTCGGTGTCAAAATGGTCAACGGCTTTCTGGATACTGAAGGCACTCATGAAGCTGGTTCCGCCGTTCACGCCCTTGGTCATCACTTCTTCCAGCAGATTGCCCATATTGCCAAGTATCAGGTTCCACAGCCAGCTGTTGTGCCCCTGCATCACGTAGGCCCCGTCGCGCTTCGTCTGCCGGTTGTCGTCATACTTCCCGGTCAGGAACGACTTGTTGTCCGACCCCAGCTGGCAGTCCCCGTCGTAATAGGTTATCCACCACATCACACCGTCCCACGTCCGCACCAGCATGTTTTTTGCCAGCTGGTCCACGCCCAGGTTGAACTGCACATACAGGTAGTAGGCAGCCAGGTTGGGCAGGTTGAAATACTTCCCGGCTTCCTTCCTGAAGGTCGGGCTCACCCATTTCGTGGTCGGGAACCTGTTGCCGTCATCCTCATAGTCCACCCCGTCAAACGTGTGCGACTCCCTGTTATAGGTCAGATTCTTGCCGGCAGGCGTTTCCTTCACGCATCTGTACAGGAAGCCCATCATGCGGTCCAGGGCCTTGTACATCTTGTCATATTTGTCACCGGTGCCCAAGTGTTCCTTGATGTTCGGTTCTTCTTCGGCATCGCCACCGCCGTCGTTCCAGAACACGTCTTTCGGGTGGTTGAACTCGAAACCGCCGTCAAAGTTGAAATCCATGAAGTCCGTATGGTCGGACTCCGTGGACGGCAGCCACCGGAACAGGCACAGGTCATTCGAGTTGTTCAGCGTCTCGATGCAGATGGGCAGGTATTCCTTCGGCCGGTCGCCGTTCGCCTGCAGGTAGTTCAGGGTGTCGCCGGTTCCCCATTGCTCGCCGCCGATAGTCTTGTCCTGACCGAATATCGGGTAGCTGTCGCTCTTCTCGTTGTTCATGTTGTACTGGCCGTAATAGGTCAGGTCCTCATCCACGCTCTTGGCCACAAACAGGTCACAGGGCAAGCCGTCAATGGCCGAGCGTATATCTTCCTTGCACGTATCTGCATGGTCGGCGGCATACTGTTGGGCAGGGGTCAGGATACCCATCTCCTTCATGCCGTCGTTGATGAATTTCGCGCCACCGGTGTTGGTCGTCATGGAGGAGTCGGAAAAGTCACACTTCGCACAGGCAAGTTTCGCGCCCACCGAGTTGCCCCGCAGCCGGAACAGGTTCTTCTTGCCCTCCGTAGCTGTCGGGTTGCTCTGCTGCCCGTTGCCGTCTATCTCGCCGTAGGTCATCCGTGCCGTATATCCGCTGGCTGTCTTCTGGAAGTAGAAGCGCAGGTTCTTGCGGGCATAGTTCACCGAGCTGGTACCCTGAATACGCAGATATATGTCACGGGCTATCCAGTCCAGCGCCCGGTTCTCGCCGTTGTAGAATCTCACTTCCCGGCACAGCTTGTTGGCCTTCTTGTTGTTCAGCTGAGCCAGCGCATCCATCACGTTCAGCGTGTCGCTCTCGCTCGGCACCTCACTGCCCACGCTGCCCGTGCCTATCAGTACCAGAATCGAGTTCCGGCGTTTCTTCATCAGTCCCATCAGTTTCTCCATGCTCACCGTGTCCCCCTCGTTCAGCACGCGGTTGTCCTCATCCAGCGAACGCACGCCCGGCTCCCCGTCGGCATCCTCCAGGTGGTTGCGGTCCACGATGTAGTTGTTCAGCACCTCGTCCGAGGTCAGCGCCTTGTTATAGATGCGCACGCTCTTCACGTTCAGGTCGGCACCCGTTGACTTGAACTCCAGCTGGCTCTGGATGTTGAAGTTCACCTTGTCCAGCCACTTTGAGGCGGCCGATTCCTCACCGTCCACGTAGAAACCGATGAGCGTCCGCTGTTCGTTCGTCTGCACATTGGGATAGAACACGTAGGTAATGCGGATGTTCGTGCCCGGCTGGAACTTCGTACCCACCGAGTCCTCATAGCGCAGCACCTGCCCGGCATCCATCGCCTCGGTCACCACGCCGGTCAGGAACTTGGCCTCCTCCGGAGTCACAATCAGCCCGTACCGGTTGCCATTGTCCAGCTGCCCCAGACAGGTGATCAGCTCGGCATTCGTGTCCGTCACGTTCGCCGTGCTGTATTCAATCTCCAGCGTCATGCCCACGTCACGGATGGCAAATCCCTCCGGTTTGTCCGCCTCGTTGAAGGGGCGGTACCCACCATCGGCGGTCAGGGTCATACCTGCACCACCGGCCAGCAGCAGGCGGTCCTTGTGCCAGCCGCTTCCTGCACCGTATTCGTTCACGCTCCACAGCACGTCCCGGAACTCCATCCGCTTGTCACCGCTCACCCAGCTTGCCGGGTTGTTTTCCGTGTTGCTGCGCCCGAAGGCATCAAACGTACACACGGCATCCGGTGCCAGCGTAGCTTCAATGTCGGGGTGCGATGTCGTGTTCACCTGCACCTCAAGCACCGCATCACCGCACGACACACGGTAGGCCAGCGGTTCCACATTTACGTTCGTCCGCCCGTAGCTGCCGGTCTCGCCGCGCTGCAGCAGGTCTTCCTTCACCGCACTGCCCTGGTGGGTCACTTTCACGCGGGCCGTATACGCATCGCGGTCATAGCCGGCATACGAAAAGCTCCATGCCGTGAACTGCTCTGCCTCCAGCACCGGGCGTTTCCATTCTCGCTGGAACCCTGCCGCACGGTGGCTGAACATCATGCCGGCATAAGCCGTCACACCGCCGCCTGCCTTCAGCAGCGTAATGTAATGCACCTGGCTCACCACACCGGAGTTCTCATGCTGTGCGTAAGCTTCCACCACGTTCGTACCTTCCTGCATCTGCGTCAGCGGGATAGTCACGTTCTTCTGCTGCACCCCGCTGCCGGCAGAAAGACCGAGGGTAAAGGCCTGGCCGCCGTTCACACGGTAGTAGATGTTCTTCTCGCCGCTCGTACCCTTGGCCGTAAAGGGAATGTTCACATCGTTCCGGTATCCGCCGTCGGCCAGCCCGTTGCCAACCGAGTAGGTCGTCTCCAGCGTCATGGCCACCATGGTCACCTTGGCTGTGGCTGTCTTCATCAGCGTGCCGCCCTGGTAGGTAGCCTGCGCCTCCACCTGTACGGTATAGGCGGTAGCATCCTTCAGGTAGGGCGATGCGTCAAAGGTGTAGCTCTGTCCGGCTGTCACACCCGCAAACTCCGCATCCTGGAACTCACTGACCACGGTCGAACCGCGCTTCACAATCACGCGGGCTTTCAGGTCGCTGTAGCCGTCCACCGTACCGCCGCCGGCAGTACCCACGCCCACGGAGTATTTCACCACAAAGCCGCTTCCCAGTGCCAGGTACTGCTGGGAGGGAAGTCCCGCCCCGCCGCTGTCCGTCAGGTCAATGTTCACCACCACCTTGTCGTCGTCGGTGTATTTTGAAAAGCGTACTTCCTTCGAGCTCTCGCCACCCTGGTTGTCCTTCTGCTTCACGGTCATCACGTACTGGGTGCCGTCCTCGCTGTCCTGCACATCCACGTCCGTCACCGTACCCACCATTGCATCAAACACCGTTCCGGATGTAGGGGGTTTCGTCTCGCCGCCCACCAGTTCCTCGGTAGGGGTACGGTTTGACAGTTCCTTCTTCAGAAACGCTTCGACATCGTCCCCGGCATAGGCATGATAGGTGCCGTCCGGCTGTTTCTGGTTCCACGGTGTTTCAAGATTCATCGGATGTTCAGTCGCGTTGATGATTCCGCTTATTTTCCTTTTTGCCATAATACTATCCCTTTATAAAATCATTCATTTATCAGTTTTACTGCTACCGTTCCATGCGTCCGACCCGTTCCATGGCTCGTCGCCTTTCCAGTATCCAAGTCCGAAACAGCTGCTGATTGCGGACCATACCAGCCTTGCCCCGGCATAGACAGCCGACAGGGCACGTTTTCCCACATACGCAGCCGTTATTTCCTTACCGCCTATGGTTATCATCGTCACTCCTCCTCATAAATCAGATACAGCGTATTCGCATCCTTGTCCGGCAGTGCTTCGTAAGCATCCCCGCTCATCACCTCATGCCGGTAGGAAAGCAGTCTCAGGCGGCCTTCTGTTCCGGTATATACGGCATCGCCCAGCAGGTAAAGCTTGTCCGGCAATATGCCTGACCGGTCCGCATTCATGAACATGCCGGCAGGGGGCACACCCACCACGTCCCAGTCCCCGTACAGGGTGGAGTCCATGTGGTAGGCGAATTTCCCGGCACCGGCCACATACACCACGCTGCCGCCCGGCTTGGTACACTTGTCAGGTAAAACGTTCCCGGCTTCCATCCATGAGGAAAAGCGTGCAGTAGCCCCGCCGACGGCTGCTGCCGTAGTCTGTTCCACCTTGGCAGCGGCATTTTCTGCCTTGGCTGCCGCTTCGTTGGCCTTGGTTGCGGCTTCCGTGGCGGCCTGGGTCTTTTCCTCCAGTCCGGCTACGGCTCCTTCCGCTTTCTTGGCGGCAGCCTCGGCACGGGCGGCGGCATCGCTCGCAGGTTTCCCTATCAGTTCCAGGGGGACGTTCACCATCTTTCCGTCCTTCTCGCCGGGCAGTGATTTCACACCGCTCAGCGAGGTGACGGTTTCCAGATCCTCCACACCGGTAGAGGACTGAAGCACACGGTCCAGCACTTCCTGAACCAGTTCTTCTTGCGTCATTTCTGCCATAAATCTATTCATCTATCAATTTTACGATCTGTGAATAACATCCTGGGGTTAGCCCGATTACAGACTCTTTTATAAGTATAGCATCCTCAGCACTGATGGATAAATCCCCGTTTGCCTGTATGAGACGCATGCACAATTCATACGAATGGATTTTACGGCTGCTATCCTTATTAGAATCACCGGATGATCGAGCACCTTCCCCATTAAAAAGGCATTGGGCTATAATATCTGTCATCAGCTGGACTTTTCCACCGACTATGAGGTCATTCCCTCTATAATCCTTAAACGTCTTGTTAAAATTCACCTTCATAACTATTCATTTTTATGACACGTTAATGATAATTCCATTCTGTACTTCTACTGTTTTACCCTTGAATCGCCCAGACCAACCATTTTGAGGAAGCATTTTATCAGCTTGTACCACACCACCACTCACCAGAATATTCCCGGAATGCACCAACACATCGCCATCGAAATATCCTGCTGAAAATGTTAATGTGTCAGGATAAGTAGGCTTCTCACGACAACTTCCATAAATACCTGCTCCACCACATGGAGCAATACCCATGATTGCATTACTAAAATTGTTTGCCTTAGCATAGATGCAGGTATCTCCGGTCCAATAGCCGTCATATCCCAATCGAATTTCAGCATCTCCATTACTCCAAAGCATGCAATTCCTTTCAACTGTAAATGTTCCTACCTTTCCTCCGTCCTCAACAAATATTTTTCCATATACAGATGCATTCCGGCATTCCATGCTCCCGTCCTCCAGTATCCTGAAGTTTCCGTTGGCTGTCACCAGTCCCTCCAGCTGTATATGGTCGGCTGTCAGCTTGATTTTGCTCACTGGGTTGCCATGTTCGTCCGTATCTTCCACACTGACCCCGATAAGGGCCACCTTGCCGCTGGCATCCTGGGCATACAGCCCCGCACCCTCCGGCTTGATCACCAGCCCGGTTTCTTTCAATGCAGCCCCGTCCTTGTCAAAAACCGCCGCTGAAATCTTTACCAGCCGGTCGCTCTGTTCGAACAGTGTACGGTACTTATAGGCCAGTGCGTCCGCCTTGTTGGTAGAGAATACCAGCAGCGAAATGTAAATCACGCCCGTAAACGACAGCTTGAAGTCTCCCGTACCGTTCCAAAGGCCGTCCAGCGTGAACATCTTCTCGCCGCCAACGGGCAGGTCCTCTTCATGGCCGAACAGGTTGAAGTTTTCAAACCCGGTCTTGTCAGCACCCACAAATTCGATTTTCAACCGTCCGGCCTTGATGACCCGGTAGCTGAAGGACAGATACACCACGCCGGGCACCCGTTCGCCCTGGCTGTTCGTCTGCCGGTACTCCGGTACCAGCCGGAAGTCCTCCAGTTTCTGCATGATATAGCTGTTCCGGATATAGGCATAAGGCACCTTGCCGTCGGTCCGTATCTCGGCATGCCCGTCCGGCTTCGTACCGTAAGGACCGCCGTTCGCCCAGATCCAGCGTCCGCCCAGGGTGAACAGCGTAGCCTTGCTGCCCGTCTTCCATTTGTCCATGCCGTCGGCAAAACTGCTGTTGTCCAGATAGCTCTGTTCTTCGCGTATTTCTTTGCGCAAGCTTTCCACGGCTGAATGGATTTTCCCCTCGGTTATCTCAAACCGCGTCAGGATGTCCTCGCCCGTCATCAACACGAACGTACCCTTCAGCCACACGTTGTCGGCATACAGGCCGTTTCCTTTCGGCTGTTTGTCTGCCGGGAAAGCGCTGCTCCTGATGCCGTCCAGCTTACCCAGTCGGCAGCGAAGGCAGCCGTTGAAGTTCTTGGCCTTCACACCGTCCAGAATGTCGATACGGGGCTGTCCGTCCTCCGTGGCCGCAATGGATATAAGGTTCTGCCGGAGCGGGTTTTCCGTGTTGCCCATCAGCACGCACTCATCGCCTGCCTCCGGCTTCACCCCGCCAAACTCGCTTACCGGGACCAGCACACCGCCGGCTATCACTGAAGCCACCTCCACCCAGTATGCTTTTAGTTTCTTACCACCCGTAACCGCACAGCGCATCAGGTCATGGGCCACAAAGCCCGATTCCTGCTCAAACACGATGCGGTAGTTGTCGCCCTGCTTCACCACGTCCTTGATCTTGCCGTTGGCAGCGGACACCACCAGCTGGCCGCACACGCTGCGCACCTTCTCGATCAGCAGTTCCAGCGCCACCAGGCTTTGCCGGGCAGTCACTTTGTCCACCGTCAGGTTCGTCAGTCCGGTCAGCTGGTCAATCCACAGCTGCCAGCCCTCACCGGTCAGCCCGTCCACAAACTCCGTGCTGCGCAGCAGTTCGCGGATCACGGCAGTCAGGTATTCGGCATTGCCCTCACCGTCCACGATGCCGCAGGGCTTGCCGCCGGCAGCCTCGCCAAAGCTCACACCCTTCAGGAAGCGGATGGACTCTTTGGCTGTGTCCGGCCGGTTCTTGCTCAGGAACTCTTTCTGGCTACGCCGGGCGGAAAACAGGTTGTTGTCCGTGGGCAGCGTCTTGTCCCAGCTTCGTATGATGTCCGGAAGGGCAGCGCCTTCCGTCTTTGATTTCGTATAGCTTTTCAGCGCACCGATGCTGTCCGTCACCTTGTCGAACTTGCCCACCTGCAGCGCATCGCTTATCTCGATGTCCATCTGCCCGGGTTCGTTCACCTTGCGGCTGATTTTGGTGATACGGCTCTGCCGGTAGCCTTTTTCCGGGAAATACTTCCGGCTCTCCAGCTTCACCCTCCGGCCCACAAACAGGTCTATGCCGTGCTCCTCGATGTATACCGGGTCTGTCGGGGCTTTGTAGGCGGCAATGTCCAGCCAGTACTCCTTGTTGTACTCGTCCACCGCAACCGCAAACTCCTCTTCGGCCAGCCGGTAATACTCATCCGGCATCCGGATGTTCCACAGGATATAGGTGTCGCCTGCTCGGGGCACCAGCTTGCCGCCCGGCAGCTGGGTGTCGTCATCATAGGGCCAGATGGTAATCAGTTCAAATTCCCTTGCCGCGCTGTCGTAGTTCACCTCAAAGTAGTGGTCATCGCTTTCTCCCAGCCCGGCCAGGTCGCCCGTCTGGAACGACACACGTTTTGTCTCACCCGCCAGCTCGTACTGGTTGGGGTCAAAGTCCAGTTCCCCGTCCCGGAAATAATAGACGGTGAATTTGTTTCCTTCATCGTTCGTCACCTCCTCGCTGCGAACCGAGCTTACCGTACCGACCCGACGGGGGAAGATGCCGCTGAAGGCATCCTGCTCGTAATGGTCATAGATGCCGTATTCCTCCACACCCTGCTCGATGTACTTCCTGCCGCCGGGAAGCATCAGACGCGGGCTGCCGTATTTCTCCGCATCGATGTTGCGGGTCGAGCCTACCGGGAACAGGCGCGTATAGAATTTGGCCGTGTTGCTCGTATCTCTTTCCAGGGAGGTCAGCCCCTTGCCATAGCCAAGGGTGATTTCTTCCCCGTGCTCACAGCGGCACACGTTCACCGTCTGCCCCTCGACCCACCATTCCACCTTGCCGCCGGCCTTTTCCGCAATGGCTTTCAGCGCTTCGTCGCAGTACATCCCCTCGTAGTCTATCGTGATCAGCTCCGTACCTTCCACCGTACCCGTCTTCCAGTCAGTAATGTGGCCCATGCCGTTATTGATGGCTTTCACCACCATCGCCACATGCTCGCGGGGCGTGGCCGTCAGGGTAAACAGGGGGTTCGTGTCTCCGTCCGTCGTCTCCAGCACCAGGAACCGCTTGATCAGGCTCTCCACACCGTACAGCTTCAGGTCATAGTCCCACTCGCCCTCGTTCACCTGCTTCGGCGTGTAGCGCTCCGTCAGCCAGTACCGTTCGCCCCAAAAGTCCGTGTAGTCGTTCACGTCCAGGGGCAGAAAATCATAGTAGCTGAACGACAGGGAAAGTACATTGTCTCCCTGTACCTCCTTGCTTTGCGTCGAGCTGTCGTTTACGGCCACATCCGCACGCTTGGTCCCGGCTTTGTCATATATCGTTAGAAGCATATTCTAATAGCGTTTGAATTGTCGTGCAAGCGAGTGTCAAAGAGCTTGCTCGATTTGACCGAGCGCAGCCGACAATCAGCTTGCTGAATGGTTATATAATCGGTTTCGGTTCCCGGAACTTTACCCGGAACTTTCCGGCATGCACACCTTCCGTCCACAGATAGGTCAGCGGGGTGAACTTCGTACAGTCGGCATACTTCACCCGCAGCTGCAGGTCCAGCTGTGGGAAACGGATCTCCAGCCAGCCGTCCTTTCCTTGCTTCAGGAAATTCACAAAGGCAAAGTACTGCTTCATCCAGCCTGCCTGGGTCTTGTTGTAAAGCGCAAAATGCAGCGTCACGTCACGCGCTTCATTCCGTGGGGTCAGCACGGGGCTGTATTTTTCCCCGTGCTCTTCCCGTATGTCCACAGCTGTATCCTTCTTGGCCTTGCTCGGGGTCAGGATGGCCGTCAGGTTCTCCATGCCCCCGCGCCGGTCTTCCACCAGGAACACGCCGTATTCCGTCCAGATGTCCGTGCCGTTCACCAGCACCAGTCCGCTCAGTATATTGCCCATATCACTTCACTTTTAGTCCGTCACGTATCATTTTCTTTATCACTTCCTTCAGCTCGCCCAGGTGTCCGGCGCTCACACCGGTGTTCTCGGCTATCCGGGCCAGATGGCCTTCGGCCGTGTCCATCTTCTCCGCCACACTTTCCAGCCGGTCATCCATGCTGCTCCAGTGCTGCAGCCCGCTGGTGAACATGCCCTCCAGCTTCGTCCCCTGGTCCTGCGTCATGGCCGTAAATCCGCCCGCTTTCGCACTCTGGCTGGTGCCGCCGGCTTCGGTCTTGTCGTAGCCCGTGGCTGCCGCCAGGTTGTCACGCAGGGCAAGGGCTTCGTCCACATACTGCATGTACTCTTCAGTCAGCGCGTTCCGTTCCGCCTCGGTCAGTTCGTTGTCCTCCATGGCCTTGCCGAACTTCTCCCACCAGCCTTTCAGTTTTTCGCTGTACAGTTCACCGATCTTGTTGCTCAGCATCGCCCGCATGAAGTACTCGGATATATCCTCTGCCGCATCCTTCGCGCCATACTTCATGTTCATCAGGTTGTCGATGAAGCTGCTATACATTCCGTCAAACGAAATGCCCGTCAGCCCTTCATACAGCTGGTCGGTCAGTTCCTCCAGCTTGCCGGCCTGCGCTATATAGTCATCCAGTTTATCGGTCAGCCGTTCACCGTAGCCGCCCTTGCCGGTATTCTGTATCTGCGTCCACATGTCCACATTCGAACGCAGTGCCTTCATCTCCTCCGGGCTCAGGCTCCACAGGTTCCCGTCCCACTGGCGGCCAATCTGTCCGCTCAGTTTGTCTATCTGTGCCTGGTTGAAACCGCCCCAGTAGTAGTTCCAGCTGTGGTGACTGCCGTGGTATCCGGCTTGTGCCATCGCCATCTGCAGGTAGTTCGAATTCGTTTCCTGCTGCATCTTGTACGCATCGCGGTAAGCCGCCACACTCTTCGTCCCCTGGCTCTGCTTGATGGTGTCGGTCAGGTCCTCAATCGAGGTCTGCAGCATCTCGTTCCGGTTGGTCAGACGCTCCATGGTGGCTTGCACCTCCTTGGCATTGCTGCCACTCCAGTTGATGATACCGCCCAGGCTGAACACCTGTTTCACCACACCGCCCAATGCCTTGATACCACCGGTCAGAATGCTCATCGGCCGCGTCAAGTCTATGCTCTCCAGCCCGTCCAGCGTCTGCCCCATACCATCCAGCCATTCGCCCATCCATTCGGGGGGATCGATGCCGAACTGCTCCACCAGCCCAAGCAGGTCTTCCGCAGCACCCACATATTCCTTCACCTGGCCCACACTGTTATGCAGGGAGTCCGTAGCTTCAGCCAAAGCCTTCTGCTTTGCGTTCCGCGCTGCATCCAGCGTAGCCTTGGCATTCTGTTGCTCGGCTTCCGTTCCTTCCCTGACGGCCTTGTTGTAGGCTTCCTGGGCTTCCTTGACTGACAAGGTCGTGGATTGCACCTGGGATATGGATGTTTTCAACGCTGTAAAAGGATTGCGTTCGTTCAGTTTCTTGTCGATGGAATCTATCGCACGTACCAGGTCTTTCAGACTGTCCGGCTGCAAATCCTTTTGTGTATCGATATATTCCTTCAGACGGGTACGGAGTGACTGCAGGCTTTCAGTGGATACCTTGTCAAGGTCTCCGAAGACGGATTCCCAGTCCAACCCTTCCTTCAGTTCCTCCATGTCCAGATCTGCCATCTTTTTCTTCAACTCCTCCTGAAGTGTTTTTTGTTCGCCTTCTGTTGTGGCTTCTGCAATGCGTTTTTCATACTCCTGCGTGATGGCCAGTTTCTTTTCCTCGTAGTTGCCATATTCCGACAGGTAATCTCGCATGGCTTCGGTTTCTTTTTCCTTTTCTTCCTCAAAGGTGGCAGCAAGAGCTGCACTCCGGTTCTTGTCGTTGGAATCCCGGGCAGCAGCAAGGGCATCCGTCTGTTCCGGGGTCAATCCGTTTCCGCCGGTGGATATGCCGGCTTCCTTGTTCTCACGCTTCCAGTCGGCTTCCTGCCGGTTAATTTCTTCTTTTCTCGCTTTATAGTCATATTCGATTTGTGCCAGTTTCTTTTCGGTTCCGGCTTGCATGCGGTCTATCTCTTCCTTCCGGTTCTCGGCCTGCAGGGCGGCAAGATCCTGCGCCAGCCTGCGCTCTGTGGCAAGCCGTTGCTTGGCTTCCGCTTCCGGATTCTTCCCGGACTGTTCGGGGTCGGTATGTCCGCCGATATTTCCTTTTTTGGCTGCTTCTGCCGCTTTCTTTACCTCTTCCTCCGCTTTTTTCAGATAACCGTCGCGTTTGTTTTCGGCATTTTTCAACAGTATGTCATAAGCTTCCTGATCATGTTTCTTAATGGCAGCCTGTGCGTCATAGAACTGCCCGGATTCTGCCATGCTTGACTGTATGATATATTGTCCCCATTTCCCGAAAAAGCCCATGGCGCTTTCCGCCTCTTCCGGTTTCTGCGCCTTGATTTTATTCACCTCTTCATCGGCTTCTGCAGCTTTTTTTACAAGGTTCTGGACATTGGCCTGGTGCAGCAGAACCTGTACATAGTCCTCGCTCTTTTGGATAAGGGTATCATACCATTCGGAAAGTGTTTTATAATACCCGAAAGATTCCCCGTACTTGCGGTTCAGTTCTTCTACCTTCGCCTTTTCCTGTTCCTTGCTGCCGGTGAAGTTCTTTATTTCATCGATGACCGATTTCAGTTCGAAGCGGGTACGCACCATCTGGGCGCGGCCGTCCTTTTCTATCTCGGTCATTTCCTTCAGCGAAATGTTGAATTCGTCCACACCTTTCCTGGCACTGAACAAGTCTTTTGTCCACGCCACGATCTCGTCACCGTACATCACCAGCAGCATGATGCCGGTGGTGAACGCTGTCTGCCATGAAAAGAGGGAGGAAAGCACCTGCTTCCATACCGGTATCCCTTTTTTGCCGGACTTCTGCAGCTCGTCGTATTCCTTCCGGGCACGGGCCAGCTCATCGGTGAATATCGGCAGGTTGTTGCTGATGGCCATAAAGAACATCTGAGGTCCCATGGCCAGCGAGGGCATTTCACGGGCTATCTGCTGGATGCTGTTGTGCAGGCCGCCCAGCTGGCGTCGGGCGTCGGGCACATCCGCAGGCGTAACCTGTACGGATTCCGATTCCTCCTGCAGCTGCTTCAGCCTGGAACGCAACTCCTCAAGAGTCTTTTCCAACGCGTTAATCTGTGCGATGTTCGCACGCTGGTCCAGGTTGGGGGCGGCTGTCTCACCGGCAAGGCGCAGCCTTTCCAGTTCAGCCTCCAGCAGTCTGACGGTATTACGCAGTTCCAGCGCCTCACGTTCGGCCTTGTCCATGCCGGGCGTGAGTTTGTCCTTCATTAAAAATTCAATTTCTACAGGTTTGCTCATTCCAGTCTGCTTTGAAAAAATCCTACAATATCATTCGCTTCATCTTCCGCGCTGGACTCCGGTCTGGAATCATGGTTTCCGCTGCCTTGCTTTTGACGCACATACCGGGGCGCGTCGCCCAGCATCATAATCAGCGTCTGGTAGTTCACACCGTCCAGGATGTAGTCCACACTCCAACCGGTCGCGGTCGCTATCTGCCACACGAAGCCGAAAGGGCTATGGGAACCCTCATAACGGGTTCTTAACTCCCCATCCTTGCCTGGCTCAGTCTCGGAGTCATCGGGTTCGCCCGCGCCACCGAGCTGATAATACGCATAAAATCCTTCGTGCCCATCAGCCGCTCAAACGTTCGGAACAGCGCCATCAGATACTTCCACTCCACAAAGTTCCGAAGCACCCATGCCATCACACCGATACCTACATGTCGCGACACATAGCCACGGCACACCGTATAGGCCAGCAGACGGCTTACAGCCTTGCCATGTTCCGCTACAAAGCTTAGTTCCTCGGTCTTGTCCTTCGGCTGCCACCCGGGTTCAACACCCATCTTCAGGTATTCCCTCGCCAGCAGAATCTGCCCGCGCAGGCTCGGACGCTTCATCGTCACACGCACCTCCAACGGACGTTTCAGCCATGGGAGCTTCCACCTTTTAAGAGGAACGGACACGCCGCTGTCCAGCAGCGCATCCGCACACTCCATTTCTATCAGTTGTTCCAGCCGGTCAGCCATACACTATCCCTCCTTGCTTGTGGCCTCCTCACTTTGAACCGAGGCAGCAGCCGCTGCTCCCGCAGCAGGCAGCTTGTGCTTTCCCCACTCTTCGGGCAGGGTTTCCGAGTCAAACACGCCGTAGGGCTGCGAACCGTCCTCCGGCATAGCCACCTCCAGCGTACATTCTATCTTCGCCGTTTCCGTCAGCGTCAGCTTACCGCCCAGGTTGCTCAGCAGCGTGCCGTTCGGTATCAGGATGCTCCGTCCGCTCACCAGTGCCAGTTCGAAAGGACCTTGCATCAGCAGGGCGGCTTGTGGGGCGGTCCAGCCTATTGGGTTCTTCTTCTGGCTGTCTTCTTTCGCATAGTGCAGCGTGCCGCCCAGCAGGGCATGCAGGTTCTTGTAGTCCGTCTGAATTACGTTGAATGTGGGGGCGATGCTGCCGTTGCTCTGCGGAATGATAAGCACGGGGGCACCCGGTGCCTGTTCCGCCTCAATCTTTGCGGCTTCGGGCTTCTGCCCGTTCAGGTCAAACGAGCCTTTCTCGATATAGCCTATCACGAAGTCATTGTATTTCACGGCTCCCAGGCCGTACATAAAATTCTTGTTCATCTTCTTTTCAGTTTCATGGTTAATAACACACCGGCCAAGATGCCGGCCAATACACCTGTCATAAACGTCCGCATCCGGTTCGGAGGACGTTTTTCTTCCATTTGAACGTCATTCGAAGTTTCACTATTGGTTTCACTTCGGATGCGTGTCAGCTCTTCTTCATACCACAGCACCAGCTGCTGCAGGCTGTCACACGAGGCTTCGGCCACAATGTTACCGCTACCGTCAGTCCCTACGGTCAGGTTGGTCTGACCGCTCTTGCCGCGATACGCCGCGCCTTCAGGTAGCTTACGGAGGCTGTCCGCCGGTATCGTCAGCTTCACCGAACTCGCCGGTATCCCCGCCATCACCAGTCCCGCCCGTCGGCTTACGTTCGCGCTGTCGGCGCTTGCCGATTCCGTCTGTGTCTTCTCCACCGTCGTGCTCTTCCTGCTGCTTGCGCAGCCCGCCAAGCACAGGACAGTCATCATGATGGCGGCAACTGTTGGCAGTGTCAATGGCCTTGCGCAGTCGCGCCATTTCGCGCTTGTTGGCCTGCAAGTCTTTTCTTGTTGCATTCAGTTCTTCTTTTAAGGGTACCACAATGTTGCTTACCAAAACGCGGGTGGCATGTTCCGCGTTGTCCACACGCACACCCTCCGCGTCGGCTTCGGCCTTCATCGCTTCCGCTTTCGCTTTTCTCACCGTGGCACGCAATGACCCGATGGCTGCTGCAGTGCCCACAAGGCCGCCGCTAAGAATGATGTTCATAATCTCACTAAAGTCCATACCACCCGTTTTTTTAGTCAGTCAACCTTTTATGCTGCTTCCTCGCGTTTCTTGCGGAATAACCCGATAACCCACTGCACCAGTCCCGTGTCAGCCACGCCGTTGGCCACAAGCGAGGCACCAAAGCCATACAGCAAGGCAATGTCCCAGCTCACATCACTCACAAACCCCGCATCAAGCCACCACAGCAGCATCACGCATACCAGGCCCACACACCAGCTTACCAGCTGCGTCACCCAGCCTTTCATCTGGGGGAACAAGCCCTTCAAACCTTCGGTAAGCACCACCACACCGGCTGCAAAACCGGCAAAGGTGCCAATCATTGCGTCATAGTCCGTTGCCGGAACATCGGTCCCTTGGGCCATCACAGCCGATACCACACCGAGCATCAGCATCATAAACAGCATCATTCGTTTCATTGATTGTTTCTTTTATTATTGGTTAATACCTATTTCTTTCAGCCATTTCTGTACATCAAAGCTGGGGCAGGCTTTGGCCGCCAGCTCGTTGTGTCCCACAATGCGCACATCCGGGAATCTGCGGTGGAAGTCCTTCACATACTTCTCCAGTGCCTTTTTCTGGCAGCCGGTACGCGTGTCCTTCGGGGTCTTGCCATCCTTGGCCACACCGCCGGCATACACAATGTGGCGGCTCACGCTGTTGTATCCCTTCGCGCCGTTCGTCACTTCCCACGGATCCACCTGCGCATCCTCGTTGTTGTTCACCAGTCGTTCCACTCCGCCCTGCAGGTGGAACAGGTCGGTGTAGCCCACCTGTTTCCAGCCTCGGCCGCCCTGGCTCACGGGCGAAGTGTGCCACTTCCGGATGTCCGCCGATGATACCTCACGCCCCTCCGGCGTTGCCGTACAATGAATTACCAGATACTTCAACTTTGCCATATCATCTTATCCTTTCTGGTTTTGGGTAATGGTAATCTTGGCCGTCTTGCTGCGGTCGGCATTGAGTGTAAGGGTCAGCGTACCGGTTTTCTGACTGCCACTGTTTGCACCGGCCGAAATCTTCACACCGTTATCCGTCGCTTCCACCTTGAAGCCGGCAGGGGCACTGCCAATCTCATATTCTCCACTCGCGGTCACGGTCACCTCCTCGCTGCCACCGGTTGCCTCAAGGGTCACACTGGCAGGATCAACTGAAATCTTCTTCTCGCTCGCCTTGAACACGGGGTTGCTTCGCTTGTCCAGCACCACCACTTCTTCGCCGAAGGCAATGTTCGTGTCAGCCTTCATCAGCATCTTGAAGAAGTACAGTTCGCTTGCGTTCGAAATCTTGTCAATCTGAATCACGTCTTCATCGTCCTGCAGGTTCACAGCCGCAAACAGGTTGCCGCCGGCATCGGGCGAACAGAGGGTGCACACAATCAGATCATCGGGCCAGGCGGCAAGCGTCTCTATGGTAATGCCCTTGTAGCGGCGGGCATTCACGTCGGTTTCGCTCGTGTTCTTTGCCTCGCGCTGGGTCAGTTCGTCGTCATACTTGTCAAAGTCGTTCACACTCATCAGGATGCGGAGGTCCGGGTTGTTGCGGATGGCTACAGGAATCTTCGCACGCATAGCTTTCAGTCTGCCCAGCATGGTCGATTCTGCGCTGTCCACCACAATCACCTCAGTATCCTTGGCCATCTGGGTCAGGATGCCGTTAAACAGGTGGTCGTCATCATCCCCATATTCGCCGTTCACATAGTGGTCACCCAGTTCAAATTGCACCTGTTTGGCCAGCTCGGCAAGCAGGGCGTTCTGCGCTTCGGGCGGAAGTTCCGAGAATACCAGGTTGCCCTTCGGCTGCCACTTGCGCCAGATGTTCTCGAACGTGCGGGGGTTAAATACCGTAAAGGCCATGAAGTCCACCGGGTCAAGGCTCTTCTCGTCGTAGTTGAAGTTTCCCTTCGAATCCTCCACACCGGGGTTCTCCTTGCGCTTCTGAAGCATCTTGCCGGTCTTCAGGCGGGGAAGGCTGATTTTCTTTTCCACACCGGGAATCACCATAATCAGCCCCTTTTCCACAATCTCATTGCTCGTAGCGGCAAGCGTCAGCAACTGTTCCAGTACCTCGCCGCTGTAATTCGTGTTTCTTACAATTATTGCCATAGTTCAATCACTTTTTACGTTTGTCCTTTATTTCTCGCATGCGCTTGGCCCAGGGACTCTCATCTCCGTTCGGTTCCAGGTGCAGGTCTTCCATCACACGGCGCTTCACCGGCAGTTGGGCCAGGGCCTTTTCGCCGTTCTCGCGGTCATTGGCCAAAAGGTTTTCGTAGATGGGGCGGGTGGTCGCATCGATGCGGCCGTCTTGCTCGGCTGCGTCAAGCAGCTGCTTGCGGGCGGCAAGGTCTTCGGCTGCAGCCTTGTCCTCGTAGGTCTTCACCTTGGCCTTCAGGTCGGTGTTCTCTTTCGTAAGGACAGGTACCTTGCCGGCCTCTTCCTCCAGTTGGTCCATCAGGCGGAACACATCCGCATCACTCGCGCAGTCCTTGAAGCGCGGGCGTTTCTTTACGTCTTCCAGATTCATGTCTTCTCTGTTGTTTTGTGGCTCAATGAGCCGGTTATTGAATAAAGTATATATCTGTGCCGGCGTACTGTCGGCCGGCACGGGGTCTGCATCATAGATGCCGTCTATGAAACCGAGGTCCAGGGCTTCCTGGGCAGTCAGCCAGTGGTCCTCGCCGTCAAAATAGGTCTGTTTCACTTCTTCCTGGCTCATGCCCAGTCGCTCGGCATAGATTTCGCTCAAGCTGCCCTCCAGGCTTTCTATCTCTTCCATGCAGCGCTGCAGGTCCTGCTTGTTGCCGTAACACCCGCCACTCACACTGTGCAGCATCAGACGGGCATATTTGCTCATTTCTACGGGCTTGCCGCAAAGGGCTATCACACTGGCCATGCTGGCGGCTATGCCATCCACATAAATGCGGATGTCGGCCTGGCTATGGCGCAGGGCGTTGAATATCGCAATGCCGCTGTACACTTCCCCGCCGTTGCTGTTGATACGCACATGGATGCGCCGGCTCACGCGTTCGGCTTCCATCAGTTCCTGGGCTATGCGCCCGCTTTGCACCTCCGTATAGTCTCCGATGTCCCCGTACAGGAATATCGTACTGGTGCCGTCGTCACTCGTTGTAATATTGAAAAATCTGCTCATCGTCATGTCTTTACCAGCGGTTTCCCCGCCTTTCGATGGTGCGAAAATAGAACATTCCCATGGCAACAAGAAACCGCGTCCGCATCATAACGTTTTCTGGCGTTATCATAACGCTGTAACCCGTCATCATGCGTACGCGCTTTTACAAACCCCGCTTTTTCATGCAATTTTGTAACGTGATTTACAACTAAAAAGGACGATTTATGGCAGATTTGACGAATGCCCAGAAAAAGGAATGGGCAAAGACTTTGTACCTCAAGGAAAACCTCACACAGCAGGAAATTGCCGACCGGGTGGGCGTGTCACGGGTGTCCGTATCCAACTGGGTGCGGGCCGGGAAGTGGGAGGAACAGAAGGTGGGGCTTACGCTCACAAGGCAGGAACAGGTGGCTAACCTCTACCGACAGGTGGCCGAAATAAACAAGGCTATTGCCGAACGGCCCGAAGGGGAACGGTTCCCCTCATCCAAGGAGGCGGACATTCTCGGAAAACTGTCGGCAGCCATACGCAACATGGAGCAGGAAGTGGGCATTGCCGACATCATCAGTGTCCTCACCGGGCTCATCGATTGGGTGCGGGCAGCCGACCTCGAAAAGGCTAAGGAAATCACACGCCTGGCCGATGCGTACATTAAAGACAAATTATAAAGGAGACAGACCATGAAACAGACTGACAGACTCGCTCTCCTCGATTGGGAGAAGTACAAAGAAGACATCGCAAGGGCTACACCGGTTGACCGGAACATGACGGCAGCCGAACGGGAAAAACACCGGGAATATCTGGAGAAACATCCCATAGAATGGATCAGGTTCTTTTTCCCGAATTATGCCAAATATGAATTTGCCGGCTTCCAGAAAAAGGCTATCCGGCGGATCATTGCACACGATGAATGGTTTGAGGTGCTTTCTTGGAGCCGTGAGCTGGCCAAATCCACAGTCACCATGTTCATCGTCATGTATCTCACGCTGACCGGACGCAAAAAGAATGTGATTCTGACCTCCAACAGCAAGGACAATGCAGTGCGCCTGCTCGATCCGTACCGGGCCAACCTCGAAGCCAACGGACGCATCATGGCATACTACGGCAAACAGGAAATGCCGGGCTCATGGACCGAGGATGAATTCACCACCAAAGGAAAGGTTTCTTTCCGCGCACTGGGTGCCGGGCAGTCACCGCGTGGCTCGCGTAACGAGGCCATACGTCCCGACGTGCTGCTGGTCGATGACTTTGATACGGACGAGGACACCAAGAATCCGGACATCATCCAGAAGCGTTGGGACTGGTGGGAAAATGCGCTGTACCCCACACGTTCCATTTCTGAACCTACACTGGTCATCTTCTGCGGCAACATCATTGCCAAGGACTGCTGCGTGGTGAGGGCAGGCGAAATGGCCGACTCCTGGGACATCGTAAACATCCGCGACAAAAACGGATTTTCCACATGGCCGGAAAAGAACTCGGAAGAGGACATTGACCGTACACTGTCCAAAATATCCAAAAAGGCGGCACAGGGTGAATATTACAACAACCCCATTTCCGAGGGCGAGGTCTTCGAGAACATTTCATACGGCAAGATACCGCCTCTCTCCAAATTCAAGTTTCTCGTGGCGTATGGCGACCCGGCACCGGGCGAAAGCAAGGGGAAGAAAGGAAAATCATTCAAGACGGTTTCACTTTGTGGCAAATTGGGCACCAGGCTCTATGTCATCAAGACTTTCCTGGCGCAGGCACTCAATGCGGAGTTCATTGACTGGTATGTCCGGATGCTTGATTTTGTCGGGGGCAAGACCAATGTTTATTGCTACATGGAAAACAACAAACTGCAGGACCCTTTTTTCCAGCAGGTGTTCAAACCGCTGGTGGCAAAGGTGCGACGGGAACAGAAGATTGCACTGTTCATCCGGGGCGACGAGGAGAAGAAGACGGACAAGGCTACACGTATCGAGGCCAACCTTGAACCGCTCAACCGCGAAGGGAACCTTATCCTCAACGAGGCTGAACGGGACAACCCGCACATGAAGGAACTGGAGGACCAGTTCAAGCTGTTCACCTTGACCATGCGCTATCCGGCCGACGGACCGGATGCGGTCGAAGGGGCGAACCGCATCATCGATGAACTGATCAGGCGCATCGAACCGCCCGTTTTCCGCTCAAGGAAGGATGTGAGAAAACGGAACAAGAAAAGATTATGACAACTCTAAAATATTAGGACTATGAGCAAATTTGTAGAACTCACCGATTACGATGCGAGTATCCACCGCGACATTCTTGACGCACTGGTGCGCGAAGACGAAACGGTCATTGAGGTTTGCGAGGACAGGGCCATTGCCGAAATGCGATGCTACTTGGGCAAACGCTACGACTGCAACAAGATTTTTGCTGCCACCGGCGAGAACCGGAACCAGCTCGTGCTGATGATGGTCATTGACATGGCGGTCTATCACATCTTCTGCATCCACAACCCGCAGAAACTTTCCCAGGTACGCAAGGACCGATACGAACGGGCAGTGGAATGGATGAAGGCGGTGGCCGACGAGGATATATCAATCGAAGGGGCTCCGCTGCTACCCGAAGAACAAAGGGCAGGCAGATCGGATTTCCGCATTCAAAGCAACCGCAAACGTACGAACCACTGGTAAAAAGCAAGCAGTATGAAGAAAAAAAACAGAAAAAGAAACAAAACCGGCATCATCACCGTTGGTGGAAACTTCGCGTTGCCGGGACAAAAGAAACCGAATGTGATTGTGCTCACACAGCCCAAACGTTTCGGACTGGACATTTCCGACTACATGGCAGCCGTCAAGGCGGCCGAGAATGTCGATTTTTCGCGACGTTACAAACTCTATGACCTCTACGAGGATATTCTGATGGATACCCACCTTTCCTGTGTGCTCGAAAAACGCAGGAATGCCGTGCTGTGCTCCAACATGGAGTTCCGGGTGGACGGGAAGCCCGACGATAAAATCAACCAGCAGATTCAGTCGCCCTGGTTCAACCGACTGGTGGGTGACATCCTCGATGCGAAATTCTGGGGCTTCTCGCTCTGCCAGTTCTACAAGCTGCAGGAGTGGGTGGACTACGACCTGGTACCGCGTAAGCATGTGGATCCGGTCAGGGAACTCATCCTGCGCCACCAGACGGACATTACCGGACATTCCTGGGATGAATATACCGACCTGCTTTTTGTGGGTTCACCCTCCGATTTGGGACTGTTGGCCAAGGCTGCACCTTGGGTCATTTACAAGCGTAACACCACGGGCGACTGGGCACAGTTCTCCGAGGTATTCGGCATGCCTATCCAGGAATATATCTATGATTCCGACGACGACGAGTCCCGTCAGCGGGCCATGGAGGATGCGGCCAATGCCGGAAGCCTGGCGCAGTTCTTTCATGCCAAGGACACGGAACTCAAGCTCACGGAAGCCGGCAACAAAACGGGGTCTGCCGATGTCTATGAACGCCTCTGCGAACGGTGCAACAATGAAATATCCAAACTGATACTGGGCAATACGCTGACAACCGAATCGTCCGAAAAAGGCACGCAGGCTTTGGGTACGGTTCATAAGAAGGTGGAGGACAAGGTGCTGGAGGCTGACCGGAAATACGTGCTCAATGTGTTAAATTACGACATGACGGACATTCTGCTGCACATGGGCATCAATACTGAAGGGGGTACATTCTGCTTCCCGGAACCGAAGGAAACAGATGCAGGCACCAAAATATCCATCCTTACGCAGCTGAAGAAGAACTTCAACATCCCCATCGACGACGACTATCTCTATGAGGAATTCGGCATCGACAAACCGGCCAACTACGAGCAGTTGAAGGCTGAGCAAAGGGAGGCTGCACAGGCTGCCCTGGTTCCAACCCCGAAGAAGGAACCGGAACCAGCGAATAAGGGACGGGATGATGAACCGACACCGAAACAGAAAAGAAACTTCCGGAACTGGCTCAAAGGTTTTTTCGTGAAAGCCCCGGCAGACGGGGCAGCTTTAGACTGGTAGTCGACAGACTGTATGCGGCTGATAATGGCAGCATCTCCATGGAGTTTGACTTTTCCGAAGAGGTGCTGCGGCGTGCCTTGCTGAACATATACAGCAGGGACTTTCATCCGGCAACCGAAATCGAAATCAACCTGTTCAATGAAATATGGGCAAAGATGGACAAGGCGGCAAAGGAAGGGTTCAGCAAATCCAAGGCCATTACTCCGGACGAGGATTTCAGAAATGCCATACTCCGGAACAATGCCGTATTCTCGGCATTCAAGGTACATCGTATGCAGAATGACATGGCACGACTTTTATTGGATTCAAACGGCATTTTAAAACCGTTCGACAAATGGGTACAGGAAGTCTTGCCCATTGCTTCCCATCAGGTTCGTCACTGGCTGCGGACGGAGTATGATACGGCAGTCATCCGGGCGCATCAGGCGGCTGACTGGCAACAGTTCCTGCGCGAACGCGATATTCTGCCCAACCTCAAATGGCTACCGTCCACCTCCATTCATCCGGGGGCTGACCACCGCCCGTTCTGGAATACCATCCGGCCGATTGACGATCCGTTCTGGAACAACCACCGACCGGGCGACCGGTGGAACTGCAAGTGTGACCTTACAGCCACCGATGAAGCGCCGACAGCAGTACCGGACGAAAATGGGCAGAATAAGGCACATGACGGTCTGGAAAACAATCCGGGAAAAGACGGCAAACTGTTCTCAGACAAACACCCCTACGTTACTGAAGCGTATCCGGGAGCAAAAAAAGCCGTGGACGCACTGACCAGACGCATCAACGAGATGATAGTCGAAATGCCAGACAACCTGACGCTGGAGGAAAAAACCGACATCGCCCGCAACAATCTCAAGATAGAAAAGGCACTCGGCGTTACCAAAGGTAAGCCGATGACATACGAACAGGCAAACAAGGGAAAGGAAAATCCAAAATTCGGAAAAGAGGAAGGATACCGCGTGAATTGCCAGACCTGCACCGTAACACACATGCTCAGAAGGTTAGGGTTTGACACCGAAGCAAAACCCAACATCAGACAAAGCGCATACAATGAAATGGCAAAACAAGGTATCACATGGGAAGAACGTTTCCTGAACCGGGATGGAACAAAGCCGGATTATGACTATACCTATAAATGGCAGGTCAGAAAGGGGTATCAAGTAATGAACGCAAACCGACTGAAGGAATACTTCAGGGAAAAATTCAGAGAGGACGGAATATACGAGATATATTGTGCCTGGAAAGGCGGCTCTGCACACGTGTTCTGCGCAGAGGTGACTGAAGGGAAGACAAGGTTCTTCGATCCGCAAACCGGAAAGGATGATGTCAGCAATTACATACAGAGCATGAAAGCCAACCGCGTGGGAGTGATAAGAATAGACAACAAACTGATAAATCCCAAAATCATGGGACTATTTATCACCAAATAAACGGGAAGAAAGTGTCAGCCCCTCCTCACCGTCCACCAGACGGCAGGACTGACCGTCGAACAGAATAAAGGTAGGAAGACCGACAGGCAACTCAAAACCATCCCCGTCAACACAGCCCACAGAATAGATGCTTCCTTCAGGGGAACTGGCTGATAAAACAACGGAGTTATAACCGTGGATGTTTGCTAATTCTGACACTTGTTCCGGTATATTCATAACGCATAAAAGGCATATTGGAAGCCTTGGTTGCAAAGTTATAAATTATTCTTGAATTACTAATGATTATGGACATAAAAGATTTTGCAGAACTGATAAAGCGGAAACGTGACAGACTGGACAGCATGATGCGGCGCAAAATGCCGGTCATGGTAGGACGTATGGCCAAAGACCATTTTCAGGAGAATTTCCGCCAGGGTGGATTTGTCAACGGGGGGCTTCACCCTTGGCCCAAAGCCAAACGGCTGTCCTCGGGAGGTACCGATGCCGCCAGCAACTACGGCACGCTGCTCTCTGGCAGGAAGCATCTGTTCAAATCGGTCGGATATACACCCACCGACTACCGGGTAAGGGTGTTCAACGAGGTGGTCTATGCGCCCGTCCACAACTGGGGAGGGGAAATCGATGTTACCGTCACAGACCGCATGAGACGCTTTGCATGGGCAAAGTTCTATAAGACTTCGGGGAAAAGGAAAAAAGCCGGCACAGGGCAAAAGAAACGTGTTAAACGGCGTTCCAAACCGAAGGAACTGAATCCACAGGCACAGTTCTGGAAGAACATGGCACTTACCAAGAAAAAGAAACTGCACATCCGCATCCCGCAGCGCCAGTTCATGGGCGAAAGCGAAGAATTGAACAGCCGCATACGGGAGAAGGTGGAGCAGGAAATTACCAACATTTTAAACGAATAACGATATGGACGAAATTTTTATCGCAATCATGGAACAGATTGCACAGGAAATGCCGGAACTCTCGCTCATTGATGAGGACTACGGACAATTGGAAATGGGGGCAGAAGAAGACCAGTACCCGGTCACCTTCCCTTGTGTATTGATTGGAAATGCCAGTTCCGACTGGCACGACCTTGGATATGGGGTACAGAAAAGCGAATCCATGCTGACCGTCCGGCTGGCTATCGATTGTTACGACGATACGAGCTACGCATCCGGCACGTATGACAAGGTAAGGGAAAGGCAGCAGCTGGCCGGTAAATTATACAAGTCACTGCAGTGCCTGCAATGCACGGACAACGCTTCGCCACTGGTACGCGAGAAAAGCCGCTCGTATGCCATGCCGGGAGGCATCAAGGTGTTCGAACTGGTCTTTTCGTTCACACTGCACGATGAGACCGCTATGCCGGTATAGGAGGAGTCACTGGGTGGGGAAGAGTTCCAGTTGGGCAGCGGTCAGACGGGGAGCCTTGACCTTGGGTACAGGACGGATGGGGCGATCGCTGCCTTCCCGCGTCTTCCGCCGGATGATGGCCATGATACGTTCTTCGGAGATAAAGAATTCGCGCTCCGACAACACTTTTAAAGCATCGTCGAACCGCAACCGCTGAATTTCTGTCCAATAGTAGTAACGGCGGCACAGTGCCTCGTCACGCAGCTTGATCAATTCTTTATCCCGTCCTTTGCCCATACGCTTTATTTCTCTTACAAAAATAGCTGATTTTCATCGAATTTAAGAACAAAAGCGCCGCAATCTTGACAACTGCGGCGCTTTCTGTTTACAGGGTTAACGGTTTCTGGTTACAAACGGCAGAAACTGGGTTCAATGCGGGTCCATACACCGTTTTCAGGGTTACGGCGGCTGAAGTAGTAGTTGGTGGCATTGCGCTGCACCACGTTGGCTTCCTTGAACAGGCGCATGATGTCTGCATATTCTTCATCGAACTTGTCTTCCAGTTCGTAGAGCTTCGAAATACTCTTGTAGTCCAGATCGCCCATCTTGTTGCGCTCCAGCAGGGTCATGGCCATCTGATACATCGGATCATCCGAACCTTTCTCACTGTTCTGCATGTAGCGCTTCAGATAGTCAATCAAACGGTCGGCTGCCATGTCGGCTCGTTCATCGAAGCCTTTCACCTTGTTGCTTTTCACCTCCAGGCGGAAGTCACCGTCCGTAATGGTGTAGCTGCGCTGTTCGTCGCTTTTCACCTGGCCGTATTCCTTCATCACCTTGGTAAAGGCATCGGCTTCTTTTTCCAGCCATCCGCGAAAGCCTTTGACATCCTCAACCAGTGAGGTAACTTTCGACTTCACGTCTTGCATAAACTCACCGCGTAATGCCTCGTAAGTTTCACGACGGGCGATGCGGTCCTCTTTCTCTTCTTGCTGCAGCTGGGCCATGAGGGCTGCTCGCTGTTCTTTACTCAGGGACTTGACGTCCACACTTTGATTGTTCTTTTCCATGTTTAAATCATTTTGAATGTTCATTACTTGTTTTTATTCCTCCTCGTTATCCTGCATTTCCGGTTCATCGTCTATCAGCATGGCCTCCCCATTGGCATACGCCCAGTCGGCCAGTTCGTTGAAAAACTCGGCTGCATCCTGGTTCTCCAGATCGGATGTCGTAAGGGTCACGTCTTTTCTGATGCGCTCAAGCGCTTCATGTGCTTTTTTATCCATATTGTTCTATTTATCGGTTAAACCTCCTTTTCGTTGGATAGCCCGCAGTTTGATGGCCAGTTGTTCCAGCTCCGCTGTACTAATCTGAACAAAGGGTTTGCCGGCTATCCGAGGGTTGTTGCAGAATTCGTTCACCCGGTTCCAGTCAGTGGTGTCTATACCCAACTGTTGCATCAGCTTCAGACATACGCTGCGTTTCCGCCGCAGTTCCTCGCGAAGTTTCTGTCGCCATTCATCCTGCCCGGTCAGTTTCTCCAAGGCACAGCAGCAGGCTTCATATTCCTTGGATGTCATTTCACGGAGGCTTTCCGTACGGTCCCACGTGTACTGCAGAACGATTTGCTTCTTTAGCCCTTCCCGGTCTCCTGTACAGGGCAGCTTGTTGAACAATGCGTAGAACCGGGCGAAATTGGTTACTTCCTGTGCCATATTATGATGATTTTATGTTATTCAAACAATACTTTAATGCCACACGAACTGGCCACATCAAGTTCCAGTTTGGCTCCCTTGCTCAGTTCCCAGTCCTTCAGCATGTAGATATAGTCACAAGCCAGCAACAGGGCAATGTCGGCCCGCATGTGGGCTCTCCAATGAGCTTCATCCGGCAATCCGTTCCTGAAAGGGTTTACAGGATCATAGCCTTGTGCCATCAGTTTCTCCTCGGCACGGCTGAAGGCTTCCTTGCGCTCATTCATATCATAGTGCGCGATGGCTCCGCTGATGTACACTTTCCCGGCACCGGTCGCTTCACCACGTTGAAAAGCCTTGTGTCGTTCCCACCGTTCCGGAACCACCACACTGTAGTTGCACGATTGGCAGCAGCAGCCTTCTTTTTTCACCGGGAACGGATTGTATCCGTAGCCCTCATACTCTTTGCCGCAGATGCAGCACACTTTCTTTTCTTCTTTCTTTTCCATCACTTCAAATCTTTAATGTTTATTTGGCAGGACGGATGCCATACCTGGATATTCCGGGCAAACATCACATCCCTGGTTTCTATCACTACGTGTCCCTTTGTCTTGGCCCTGCGCAGACGGAGGTCGCTTTGTATGTTACGCTCTACCCAATCGTCCACCACGGCCTCCGCCTCCTGTCCTTTCAGGAGTATCTGGTACAGCTTATTCTCCCATTCCATCATTCAAATAATCCTCTATATTATCGTCCTTCAATGTTTTGGCAGCACCTTCTTCCCATATCACGTAGGGTTCACCGGGCTTTTCCATAAAGCGGCTCTTGCACCAGGCCTTGAAGCAGCTCACCATGATTTTCACATCGGCATCATATTCCACCTTCTTGGCGCTGCGTCCTGCCGGGTGCAGACCCTCAGCATGGCTGATGAAGATAAACAGTTTCTTGGGGTGGCGCTCCTTAAACTCCTTGTAGGTCTTGTAGTTCAACCCGCTGTACTGGAAACTGTCGATAATCACAATGCCGGGACTGCCCCGGCGCTGCAGGCGTTCCTCCAGCTGGTCCATCGACTCGCGGTCAAGGATAACCAAACGCTTGCGCACTTCGTCCATCTTATGTCGTTTCAGACTCATCTGGAACGAAAGGCCGGTGCTTTCCTCAAGGCTGTCATAGATCACGCGTCCAAAGCCGCACAGGTACTTGGCCAACTGCATCACAAAGCTGCTCTTTCCGTTCCCGCTGGCACCCCAGATAATCCACACGCCGCTTTTGGCAGGGTTACCTATCGAGGCTTGCCAATCCCCGGTAAATTCATACCGGGGTATTTTCATGTTCAGCACCTCACCGGGGCTGTAGGCTCTTTTCAGTTTCATGCTTGCATCCTCCTTAATTTTTCGATTTCGGTATATACGCGCCGCAAGCCGCCTCCGGTGCTGTGAACAATCTTGGCAATGTCGGCACCGTCCGGGGCATTGATTTGGGCTACAATGGCAGCCTGTGCCTTCAGAAACTTTTCGCGTTCCTGCGCATCATCCGGGGTCACCTTGCTGTAGGAATCACCGTAGCGGCTCAACATTTCGGTATAGCCAACCTTCTTGCCTTCGATGGCGCGGTTGATCTTTTCCTTCAGCCCGTCGGCACCCATCATATACCAGGCACAGCAGCGTTCCGTAGCGTTCCAAAGTGCCTTCAGCTCCAGGAAGGCTTCATACTGCAGGTCGCCGGCTTCATCCAGGATAACCAGGGGCGTATCAATCGTGCGCAAGTAGGCAACCAGATCCTCATACACGTCGCTGTAGCGTCCGTTGCTGGTCACACCGAATTCCTTGGCAATGTAGCGTATCAGCTTCAACTTGGTCTTTACCTGGCTGCAGTCCACATATACGGCGTGCTTGTGCTGTTTCACGTATGCCTTCGCGGTAAAGGTCTTGCCGATATTGGGCATATCGCACAAGATGGCGCTCAGCCCGCTTCCCTGGCACACTTCCAGCTGCTTGCTCACAAACACATAGGTCGGGGTCTGTGCTGCCAGCCAGGGCATTTCCGTACGCAGTTGCACGCCCAGTCTTCGGGCTATGCCTACCCAGTTGGCATCACTGACCTGCTTTTCATAATTGCCCCGCTTGATGGTATTGTACACGCTGGGGGCTATGCCCAGTGCCGTGGCATGGCGGTTGTCACTGGGATAATTTTCACGGTCGGCGGCTATCGCTGCCACAATACGTTGCTTTACTTCATTTGTTATTTCCATTTGAATGCTGTTTTAAATTCGTTCTAACGTCGTTAATTATATCTTGGCTACTGCATCATGCTCAAAGGCACTGATGTCCATATAGGCTGAGTAATCTTCTTCCTCGGCTTGGGTAGGAAGGGGAACGGCTTCCGCCTGTACCTCTGTTATCAGTTTCGCTTCCTCTTTGGCAAGGATGCCCACACGCTTAATCTTGCCGTCCTTCATCATTTTGTCGAACTGGGCTACATACTTGGCCTGTTCGGTATAGGCTGCCTTGTCGTATTCGGTCTGCTCGGCGGTGGCTTCATTGTAACGTTTCACCTTCTGGCAGGTGTCTATTAACCGTCCATGCTGATATACATAAATTTCCTGTACATTACCGTCTGCGCCTGCCAGCCAATAGGCATCCACTTGGTAGTTGCGCGGTTCCAACCGGTCTATTACGTTCGGGTCGGACAGACGATATACTTCATGGTTTACCGTCAAATAGGCATTCTGCCGGATGGACGTTTCGGTATGCTCACCGATATACCGGTACAACACCGCTTTATCCCAAGGACGAAGATCCGGGTTCTGTGTCCCACAAAGCACATCCCAACGCGTCATGCCAGGATATTTCTTTTGATTGGGGTGCGGCTGGTTGTTCCATTCTTTGATGGAAGCAATATCATCAGCCACAAGCTGCTCGTAAGTATAGGTAGGCACCCGATAGGTGTTGTTCAGTTCATCATATACCTTTTCCACTTTCGGACGGTTGGCTTCCAGTTTGGCCCACCAGCGACCGATATTCTGCTGAGTCCGTTTTTCCACGCTGTATTTCTTGCCACGGTTCACGTGTTCCTGACGTTTCTCACGGCTGTTGCCGGGGTTGCACCAGTGTATGAGGGGAAAAACCACACCGGCTTGCATCAGGCCGTCTGTGAATTTGTTCACCAGATGGTGTTCCACCTCTATCTGTGCCGGCATATACCAGCCGTTCTGGTCGATGGTCTGAAACATGTTCCGCATGCAGTCCAGAAACAGGTCCTTGTTCTTGTTCCGGTTGTAGGCGTATCCTACCACGGCACCGCTCGCCACGTCGCTCACGTAATAGGCGTGCACATACTTCCCGTCGCGCATGGGGCGCGGCAGGTCACGGTCATCCGCAGAAATCTTGCTGAATGCGTATTGCGGCAGGCTGCGCAGATGGTAGGGGCGCTGGGAGTTGTTGAAGTCCCATTGGGTCTGGTGGATTTTGGCCAGCAGGGCGATGGTCTTGGGCTGTTTCAGAATGTTGGCTATCGTAGATTTGCTCAAGACCACCGGATTCCCGTGCTTGTCGGTGAAGTCTTCCGGGTTGAAGAGCTCGCCCGTTTCCGGATCGTAGACTTCGCAGTCCCCTGTCACAAACTGGTTGTACATTTCTGCCACTACGGTATCATAAGGGTGCTCCGCTTGGGCGGCAAGACCACGGACCAGGTCTTCAATCCTATAGGTCACTTTCCGGCGGTTCTGGTTCATGAACTTGCGGCTGATAAGGCTTTCATAGCCGTGGGCCTTGAAGTCATTCACACGCTTCTTGAAGCGGTTGGAACTCACGGGCAGGGTATGCCCGAACTCTGCCTGATAGTAGCTGATGGCTCCTGCCAGCTCGCCCCAGTTCACCGGACCGGCCTTCATGGCCTTGCGCATAAAGGTGGCATCGTCCATCGCACGAAGCACGGCTTCAATGACCGAAGCGTTCACCGTATATTCCTGTATGTGTTCCGGAGGAAGGGCATCACCGTTGTCAAAGCGGAACCGGGTGTAGAATTCCCGGGCTTTCGCATCGATGTGGTAATGACCGATAAACCAGTTCCTCAAAATATTTTCTTTCATTTCTCCGTATTTTAATTTTATCCGTTCCTGAAATCGCAGGGGCATGGTGGCAATCTCTATCAGTGCATAGCTTCCAAGCCCCTTGCCTTGTCGCACTACGTTGATTTCTTTCCTGGCCGCCAGCTTCTTGTAATTGGGTACCGACATGATGGGAGCAAGTTCTTCCATGGAAAGCATGGAGGGATGATGTCCTCGCAGCGCACGGCTCTTGCTGTAGTCGGCCTTTCCGTCTTCCCGAATCACCGGGCGGTCATCGTAGGTCAAATCATTGTATGATATGCACAATATCTTTCCATAATACTCCATTTCATTGCTGTTTATAAGGCAGCTGCCATCTGTTGGATCTCATGCTGTAGCTGCATGAAGTCTGATACAAACTCACATTGGTAGGTTTCGGTCCGTTTCCCGTCCACGTACAAGTCCACATCATTGGTCTTTCTGTCAACCACGAGTTTCACACGGGGACCGAAGGTGCAGGTCATGGTATGCTCACACTCTTCAAAGGTCGTTTCACAGTTGGGGATGAATTCGCCGTCAGTCAGCTTGCCGCCTCGTTTCAGGGCGAGGGTGCGGATCCGGCGGGCTTGGTCGCTGTCACGGACAAAATTCAGTGCCTGCCACACAGCCTGGCGGCTGCACTTAAAGGTCTTCATCAGGAAGGTCTTTGTCTCGTTATCTGTCAAAATCTGCTTTCTCATATCGTTTATCTCTTGATTTATTGCTATATTTGGCGAAAATTTAAATTGTAAACACCATGGTTCCATACGTATTACTCAAAATGGATATCCTTGCGGAGAATCCGGAAATTACCGAAGAAGCATTTCACGAAGCAGTTGATCCTTGTCTAAACCGCCTTCGGCATTTGAAGGGTAGCTTTGACCGCAATACGGACATAACCACTGCCCTTCGTCGTTCCGCACAAGATGGTGGACATGAACACTATGTAATGCGTGTAGTCCTGGGTATTTCCGTAGGCATGGCTCGTGCAGAACATCTTCTGCAGGTTTATGATGCTTACGCAAATCTGATTGCGTTTGAACTTCCGGAGTACAAGGTGCAGGCTGCAGGTGAGATTCTGAAATTTCAGAATTCTCCCAAGTGACACCGCTGCCTGTTTTCTTTTTCTCTGCGCAGGAGTAGATGGCCATCCTCTTTTCCCGGCTCAGGCATTCCATCGGGATGCTGTACACGAAGACGGGACGTTCTCCCTTTTCACCGGTTCGGTATCCGTACTTTAGGGTACCTATCGCAAATTGATGATACAACGCATCACCCAGGATGCTTTTCAAATTCTCTATACTGATAGTCGCGTATTGATCGTTTAAAATATATCCTTTCATATCGCTTGCTTTTTAGTCGTTATTGCTCATTTATAATTCCTCAATCGCTTTCCGCTTGATGTCATCCGAATCATCCGGAAGTATCTCGTAAAGGCGTGTTCCCTTTTTCAGTTCCTCAATCAGCACCTGCATGGCTTCTTCGCACGCACAGCTCACATTCTCTATCACCCGGTAGGCATCCGAGTTACTGATCGCATCCTCTGTCATGAACTGTCCGGCCAAATCCATAGCCTGGTCGGCAATGTTCTGTGTATGGGCCGCACTGCTTATCATCGTGCGAAGCTTCTGCTTGAACTGGCGTTCAGCCCTCCCTTGGTTGAAATTCTTTGCCATAAATCTAAATTTTAGAGGTTAATATCGTGGGGCGAGGGGAATCGAACCCCTGCGGCTTTCTACGCTTTCTTATTTTCGATTTACCAACTCCCCGGCCGTGCCTGCCGCCCCTGCCCGTCTTTCCGGGCTGCCAGTTATCCGGCAATCTCTTTGCCCTCTTTTTTCTTCAGCTCTACTTGTCGAATAGCGCCCAATACCGTATTCTCCAGACACAGACAAGTCATATAAACTTCATCCCCGAATCGCACCTGCTGGTCGGGTGCGGCTGCTTTCATTTCGCTGGTTATATCAACCAAAGCATTCATAAGGCTATCCAGCGTTTCCGGCTTCACCTTCAAAATCAATTCTTCTTTCATTAACTTTAATCCTTAAAATTCGCTAATCACACGCCTTTTTTGTATATTTGGCGCGCTGTTTACATCTTAAACACGCTGCAAATATACAAAAGATTTCGCCATATGCAAACTAAAGAACAAAAAATATCGCCAATAAAACAAAGAATTTTGCATTTTGCCTCGACTTTAGGCATAAGTAAACGTGAGTTTTACTCCACAATAGGAGTTTCGAGGGGTACTTTAGAAAGTCCTACTGGCATAACTGAAGATGTTATGGCGAAATTTATCGCCAGTTTCCCATCTGTAAATTCAGATTGGTTGCTTACTGGTGCAGGAAGCATGTTAAAAGATGATTCAAACGGCATTAAAACAATAGACGAAGCAACTCCTTCGTCCATGCCTGCCACTTCTATGAACCCATCCATCGGTACACCATACTACGATGTGGACTTTATCGGCGGCTTTGATGAAGTGTTCAATTCACAGGTAAACATACCCGCCACCAACATCGTAATAAGGGGATTCGAAAAAGCCAGCCTCTGGTGTAATGTTACCGGGCACTCCATGGAGCCCAAAATAAACCATGGCGACATCATTGCCCTTCGTCAATGCACACTCAATGACATCCAATATGGCGAAATCTACGCAGTGGTACTGGACACCATCCGTACCATTAAAATCCTGCGCAGGTCGCCGGATCCGGACAAACTGCGCTTCATTCCCATCAATACAGAGGACTACGACGAGCAGGAATTCGACAAATCGCGCATCGTGAATGTCTTTGAGGTCATTGGAAGTATCAGCAAATTCTTCTAATGAGGAAGCACATGCGTCATATCACCCAACAGGCACAATAAGACGCACGCACACACTTTTAGAGGCATTTACAGGGTATCAGGACGTAAAAACAACTGTAAATCAAATGATTCGCGCTATATATATAATGTGTATAGATAAAATAAGTGTCGTTTTTCCTATCTGAAAACAGCGAAAAACGGCACTTATTTACATTTGCCACATTCTTTCCTATTTCGGGCGAACCCTACAAAATCCGAAAAAGTAACCCTAAAAGTAACCCTAAACTCATTAAAGTAGTAACCCTAAACAGCAACCGTAATAGTAACCCTAAACTCAAAATTACCACCCGTAAGGGCATAAAAAAAGGGGAGCCATAAGCTCCCCAATCAGCATTCAAAGAAATAACGCCTACAAGCCTTTCTAACGGCGTTATTATGTCGTTCTAACCATTGCCCTTACTACCGCCCGAAATGAGCGTAGATTGCTTAATTATAGCCTTTTTCGTGCATATTGTGCCGTTACCAGACAGACCGGCATGAAGGAGGTAAGACTTGCTTACTCCCACCTGATCTGCCGTCAGAACCGTATAAACAGCCGATATACTGCTGAAATACCAGTCTTTCTGCTTCGTCCCGTCTATTTTATGCAGCAAATGCACATGAATCACTTTTGCCATATTCGTTTCTATTATGCTGCAAATATACCAAATAATGTCTATTTGGAAGAATTTCAAGGCCTATATTTTAAAATAGGCACAAAAAACGGCCACACAGCCGCTCACACCATCATATAACAAAATCCATCAACCCAGCCATAAAACGGCCACACAGCCGAAAATAAAACCCTTCCAGGACGTTTTAGCCCCATCTGCAAGCCCGATGTAAAGCAATCGCCCGAAGATCCGCAGAAAAGCCCCTCAAACGTAAAGCAGATGTAAGCCCATGTAAAGAGAAAAACCGCTTCGAAATATTCAGCCCATTTTCCCGAACATGCCTAAACCATTTGGTTCTCAAAGCCTTTCGCCCATTTTTCCCGACCATTGAAAAAACCGCTTCGTTCTATGCCCCATATATGAACGGATTGTCAATTATGACCAAGAGGGAAAAACGGAGAAAGCCGCTGCCAACCCTTCCGGCCATCCATCCGCCGACAGCCTGATGCAAAAAGGCCCGATCTACCATGCCGAAAA